CTCCTGAAGCATTTATGGAGTTTGGACCTGCATTTACCTCTGATAGTCCTGATGGTGTTAGCACCGGAGCTGCTGTTATCCCGGTCCCTGTAATACTCATTTGAACCAAGTATTCTCCAGGGACTGGAATTCTAAACACATCTCCTGATACATATTCTAGTGCTAATAAACCCTCTGACACTATCGATGTTCCTAGCAAATTTGCTGCTCCTTCCCCAACTGGTAGTGCTCTACAGGATAGTATGTTTGCTGATTCTGTTTGTGGAGTCATTAATTCCACCTCATATTCAACAAACAATCTACCTATATTTGAATTGTCTGCACAATCAGTTGTGGCAACAAAGAAATTTCCACAATCATATAGCTTTATATCTTGATTTTCTGATAAAGCTCCCATCCTTGTGTATCGCGATGGTCCTATTTTGTGTAACATTCCAATGTTTGCTGAAAACATCAATGGTTCACATATTTGTCCAGTCTTTGCTCCATAGTAACTCTGTAATTCGCTCTCATTAAATGGTGTTGGATCTGATGCATCATAATCAATGCCCATGATCACGTCTCCTGCAAATGAACCTGCTTTTGAATTTATAAACTCATACTTGAGTTTACGAAAACGATATGATTCATACTGATTTGCAATTGGATACAACCATTTAAACTGGTTTGGAAGTCCAGGATTTATTGCCTCTACACTAATCGAAAAATTCTGTGATCCTGCAATTTTTCTAATAAATTCTCGATGTGTGACCAATAGATTTCCATTTGGGAGAAATCTTTGTTTTGGTTTTTGTATAACCACTGTTTTTATTTTCCCAAAATTTGCTGCACGAGTAGCTTTTCCTTTCGGAACTTTGGAAGCTCGTGCCTTCTTCCTTCGATTGTTATTTGTTTTCTTTCCGGGTTTCGTCCCGTTTCTCTTCGAACCGTTGTTCATATTTTTATCTGGCTGGCTCAACTTTACAGTACTTCCAGATAAAGATTGAGGATGCAATACATCGCCTAAAAACAACCTTTCGTATGCTTGATCTGTTTTGATCTGACTCTTTGCTGTTATCCAGCGAGGGTCATCAAACAATACCTTGTCGTACTTGAAGATCAACCAGTCTATAAAATTCCTACAAAACATTCGGAATTGTATATCTGTCCATCCTACTCCCAGCATAGCTGCTGTCCGTTCCAGTGTCACTGGGGGCGACAAATGCGCTGCTGGTGAGTACAGAAGTGAAGTCATTAACTTTGTTCTGTTGTACACTGGTACTGCTTGATTTCTTACAAATACAGTTCTCGCTGAAAGAAAATCCAGCTCTTTCGCTGGTCTTGGTTCTAGTGAGTCCGTCGTTGTTGTGACTCCTAATGTCTTCCAAATTTCTATTACACTTCTAGCATTGTAGAATTGGAGTGCTTCATCTGAAACAGTCCAAGTATTGTCATCTCCTACCAATGCTTTCGATGTGTGCATCTCAAATGCAGCTAACGTTTGCATGTCTGGTGGTGCTGTTGTTAGCCACGCATATGCCATCAATGTGTACAGGATTAGCGTGTTGTCGTTTATAGTGTTCACTGAACCTGATGGATTTCCTGTTTGTTTCATTACTAACACTCCATCTGGCGTAACCACCACTGTGTTCACAAGATTTCTGTAATACGTACGAATTCTTTGATAGTTTTCTTTTGTTCTATCTTCTTCGCGCAACATATTCCATCTAAATCTTGCACAACCCCACATCATGTATGGTCTTATTGATGAGTCATATTGACTTTCGTCCAGCGCAAAACCTGCCTGAAACACATTCAATTTCTTGTACAAAGTGTCCCAGGATCCCTTAAAAGGACTCATCCCTACTGCTGAAGCCGATGTCAAATGGGCTGCATACATCTTTTCATTCTGGTCCACAAACAACCTCGTTCCGTGGGTTACTGCATCCAATCCCCCTGACAAAAATGTTCTAATTGAATTGTCCAAAATCTTTTCATTCGTTCTTAATTCCTCTTTTAGAGCGTTTGTGAACAAACATGTCCAGGTTGGATCTGTTGCCATTGTATCCCAATCTTCCTGCAACCAATTGTCCATTTCAGGATCTTTTTCAAACAGTTCCTGTTTTGTGGAAAAATGGATGCTAAAAGGAGAACCTGTTGACGTTGACATATCCAACTTGCTCTTAGCTTCTTCGTATCCCAATACTCTTGAGTTGGACATATACAAACCAAAATGACTAGTTGTCATTTCCCATGCTTTGTTCATTCTCAGCACTTCCATTTCCGTCATTTTTGGGATTGGCTTTCCATACTTAGCTAACGATTTGTAAGCTGCCTCTGAATTCGGTACTGGTAAGCCCCATTCTGGTGGAATAGTGTATTCCATTTCGTCTATAAAACATTTCATTTGAGGATCCATAACACGCTTATTAACATAGCGTGGATTTCTAATGATTTGACCCATGATACTAAAGTACCGTTGATCCAACCATTTCTCATGTTCCTCAGTAACTAAAGCTATTTCACGAAACACCTTTGCCCCATCCTTCTGTAAGTATCTAGAAGGATACCGTTCATAGAACCGCCTCTCTAGTAACTCTGAGGGGAGAGGGGGCGGGACCGAAAACCCAGTCCTGAATGCAGAATTGTA